TCCAGCCTTACCTAAATTATTTAATAGAGCATTAATCCTTGAAAACTGGAACTTACCGAAAATTTGTTCGATTGCCCTTTGCCTACTTAATTCATCCAAGCCTGAGAGTGCGCCTTGTAAATCTATAAGAGTTCCAATTACATCTCCAGCATTCTTATCGACAATAGAGATAAGGTCGATTCCAAATGCGTTAAGTGTTTGTGTAGTCTGTTTTGTTGGATTAATTAGGGATGCTAGTGATGATTTAATCGCGTTGGCTGCTTCTGATGCTGGGATTCCTCCTTCACGCATAGCAACCATCATTAAGGCAAGATCTTCTATATCTCCGCCTAGTCCCTGGACTACAGGACCAGCCTTAACAATACCTGTTACTAAATCATTAATGCTTGCAGAAGTCTCATTTTCAACAGCATTCAGAAAGTTGATAGATTCGGCAAGACCCTCAGTGTCCTTCTTAAATACACTTTGAATTGACAATGTTGCTCTCATGGCCTCTTGTCTATCAACTTCGCCAAGAACTGAGAGTCGCATTGCTTCATTGGTTGCCGCTAAAAGTTCATTTCCTTCTTTGCCTGTTGCTGCAATGTCAGCAGCAATTCCTAGGGTTTCTTCCGCAGCGACACCCATGCTTGAAGCAATTTCTTTGGCTAATCCTAAGGTTTGGTTTCTTATAGCCTGCAATTCTCCTGGGCTAACTACTCCCTTTGCCGCATCCCCGTATACCTTTGTAAGTCTGGTAAGTTGCTTATCGGCTTCCATGAATGTTTTAGCAGCGGCTGCACCGAATATAGTAAGTGGAACTGTTAGACCTACTGTTAACTGGCGTCCTGCCCACTGAGTATTCTTTCCCCAGTTAATTAACTGTGTAGACCCTCCTTGTACAACCTGACGAAAGATTCTGTATTCTTGATTAAGAATTTGTTGTTTGTGAATTGCTTCATCTATGCCAGTAGGAGTAATAACCATAGCCCTTCCATCGCCCATTGCGAGGGAAGTTGAATTCATTAATCTTACTTGCTCTCTAGCAAGTCTCTGAATTTCAGTTTGTTGGTTCCTTATATGACCTGTTGCAGTTCTGAAGTAGTCTCCGAGTCTTATGTTTCCACGCTGGAGGCTTTGTCCAAATCTTTCTGTTTCAGATGTAAGACTTACCATCTTTGTTTGGAACATACCAGTAGATCTTAAGTTGTCTGCCATCAAATTGGCATAATTTTGCATACTTGCTATGGCGGCAGGATTTACCATCATACCAGATGACATGGAAGCATTTAATCCAGCAACTTGTGCCTTTAATCTAGCAAGTTGACTTTCAAGTTGTCCAAAATTTCCAGTTGCTACAACATTAAGATCTATACGACTCAAGACTCAACTACCTCCATCCTGGCATGTCCAATCCCCATTCCTACTCCGAATCCTGCCACGGCTGCGTCTGCTCCAGCAAGTTCCGCAAGGTCTCTTGGCTCATCATCAGAAAGATCAATTCCTTGTATTGCAGCAAAGAACCTCTGCTGCTCTCTTTGGGATTTTCTATGAGCATTTAAAGTAGATAATAGTTCATCTACTGATAGGTTGTCTTCAAGTTCGTCGTAGTTTTTCCAGATACCCAATAGAAACGCCTCAGATTCCAGGGCTGCTAGATCTAGTTCGTCCCAACTAGAGCCGCCCCTAGGAGATTTGGGTCAGTCATCTTTAACCCTCCGCAGATCTCCAAAATTTTCATCATTGTTGGTACATTTACTGCATCTTCAAAAGCCTCGCGGTCCTTGGACAGATGAGGGGCTGACTTTTCCATGCAAACCATTGCGGCCTTTATAAAAACATCAAGGGCGCTTTCTTCTGATTTTACAGTTTCGTCATCAAGTTCTCTGATAACATTCATAAACTTTTTTAATGTCTTGATTGGTAATGGCTTTACAATAATAGTCTCGCCATTTTCTAGTTCTAATTCAGCAATATCGTAAATAGCAGTTGGCATTCTTCCTCCTAATAACCTAATAGAATTATATCAAAACAAGTAGTAAAAACATAAAGATAAACCCCGCCTTGTGAGCGGGGTCTACCTTTTAAACTATTAAGTTATCAGGAATAAACGCGATCAAGAATTTCGCCGTACTCAGCACCCGCGAAATCGTCATCTGGGAGACAACGGAATGTAACTGGGTATACTGTTGCTTCATTTCTACGGAGAGCGTGAGACACGGTTTCCATGGAAAGGACGCGACGAGCGAGATAAACTCTTTCTGTCTTTGTTGTGTTTGATGCTGTTGTTGGTCCAGGACCAATAGCGATCAAAGATCTTTCAACTGGAGCCTCACCAAGCGCACCAGCGGCTAATCTAAGAACGTTATTTCCAGAACCATCAGCATTCAGTGTTCCTCCATATGCTGATGCGGCAGCCTCTGATCCCAGAGCGTTTGTGAAAACGCTATTAACCTGGGAGTTGTTTGACTGTCCGAATGCAGTACGAACGTTTTGAAGTGTTCCCTCACTCATGGAGGTACGGAGCATAACACGCAACTGGGTCTTGAAGATACGAGCAGAGTCAAGCAACTGGTCAACTTCTACTTCACCATATGTTGGCTCGTATGAAATTTCGAAACCTTCAGATGTGTATCCAGCGTTTCTCCAGTCTGCTGTTGCTGTTGTTTCAAGGTATGTTGCTGCGGCTGTTGAGCCAAAGACTGGCATTACCTTCTTGTAGTTAGCAGTATCTGTTGAGTCACCCTTGGAGATAAAAACCTGAGCGGCACCGACGATAATATTACGAACTTCACCCTTATCGGCCATCTATTTATTACACCTACCTTTCAGATATGATTGATATCTGGTTTGACACTTTCCTCTTTTATATAATAGCATGAACGGTCTACAAGACAAAGGTTAGGAGAATCTTCCGTCTCCATCTAAAATTCTTGCATATTTATATTGTATTTCTACCGACCCTGACATTCTTCCGCCCTCTTGTTCGAATGGGGCTGGGGCCGTAGCGTTGTTGAGCCCTACAGAATAAAATCTAATTTTATCATCTAGAGGATTATATAATTGAACATCTTTACCAGAATCATCTAGTCTTCTAAATAAATCAATCATGAATTCTGTTATTTCAGATATCTTAGAAATACTAGTAGAAATTATTGTGTAAAGCATTCTTTCTTCACATATCCACCATTGATCTCCATATCCTTCAACTTCATAGTCATATGTGATGTATGGCTGATCTGGTATAAGATTATTGAATTCAGGTATTTCTTGTATCGGTACAATAGGAACTATTCCTTTAGTAAATCCATCTGGCCTATAATTTTCTGCTAGCATTATTCCAGAATCATTTAATTCGCTCCACAAGAACCCGTTGATGACAGTCCTAGCATTTTTAGTATAATCAGCCATTATATAATACTCCCAACAGTTTTGTATGCAGATGTTGATCTAAATATTGCTTCCCTGACTGCTGATCTTCCTGCACCTTTTCTATTCAATGCTCTGGCAACATTTTTTTGGATATTAACAATAACCCCAGAGTCATCTAAAATGGATGGGAAATTGATATTCCACCATGCAATGAAATGCTTGCCAAAAGATCCTTTTACATCGTTTCCTCCTGGATTTTTAATACTTATTGTTTTTCCAGTCGGTACGAATACAATGCCTCTGTTATTTGGACTAAATGCAATAGTTCTAGTGGTTATAAACTGGACTGGTTTTCCAGACTCCATGACATTTGCCTTATCCTTAAATACCCCGCTTCTCTTAACCACTGCTCCTGTAGGGCCAGGATTTCTTAGTGCTGGGGCTATTGGAGCCTGCTTCTTAGAATTATTAAATCTTGTATATATAGTTGCAGCGCCTGCGGAACCGCTTCTTTTAATAATTCTAAACAATCTTCCAGACTCTCTTCCTACTTCTTGCCATTCATAGACATGATGGAATGCATTTTTATTTGATCGTGCATACATATTAGTTGTTTTTACAAACTTTAGTGCGGCGATAGAAAATGCTACATCCATTAATTCTTTTTGAGTATATGCAGTGGTTAGTTCTTTCATTCCATCTATTTTTTTATCTATCTCTGCAAACAATTCGGCCTGGGACTCTGGAGTAATTTTTAGGTTAATCATTTGATTGGACCATTACTCTCTTAAGATGATTCTCATAATACTGAACATTACCAAATAGGTCAACTATTGGGTGCGATGCATAAACTTCAAAGATCGTGTTGGGCTGAGAAATTCTATCTATTTCTTTATACAATTCTTTTTTAGATGAATTTTTTATGCTAGTAACTCGCCATCTTTTACTTAATTGTTCTGAGGTGTGCATTTTTATTTCTAATTCTTCTATGTATTCTTTAGAAAAGATTTTATTATCAGATGTAGCGGAACCTCCGCTTTCTGTAATTGGAATAATCGCACAGGAGATAGGTTTTAGAACCACCCAACGTCTTGTTATCTCGTTAGTGTCTGAATCTTGATCCTTTATTTGATGAAGAACTTCTGCCGACATTGAAAATAAAGAACTTCTGATGCATCCATACATTAAATAATCACAGCCTGAATCATTCTAAACTTTTGAAGAATGTCGTCAACTATTGCATTGCCAGTTCCGAAGTGTGCCTTTCCAGATAACTCTACTGACATTTGTCCGCTATTTATCTTCTTAACGTATCTTGTTCTCCAGATACTATCGCTGCACAGCAAGTCGTTTACCAGCAAAAATGTGGATTGCTTTACTTCCATTGGAATATAATTCCACCCTAGTACACCAGACACTTCATATCTGTACCCGTCGCGGAACCGTCCCTTGCTTAGACCTGTATAATCAAACTCTTCCTGCTCATCTACGTCATCTCCAG